CAGCAGATGCTTTCCTTCGCCAACGAGGAAGGCACGGAGCTGATGAAGTACGGCGACTGGCGAAAGCTGAGGAAGCAGAAGGTCTTTCTCACGCTCAACCAGGAGGAACAGACGGGCATGGTCCCGACCGACCTCGGCAAATGGCTGGATGAGTCTTTCTGGAACCGCTCGGCCCGTCGGCCGCTGTGGGGTCCGATCGATCCGCAGCTCTGGCAGGCGTGGAAGGCGTTTCAGACCTTCCCGGTCATGGACGTGTTCTACATGGAAGGCGACGACATCCTCGTCCAGCCTATCCCCGAGGCGGGCGAGACCTTCGCCTTTGCCTACACGTCCAACCAGTGGTGCCAGTCTGCAGCGGGCGTGAAGCAGTCGGAATGGCTGGCCGATACGGACACGGGTATTTTGTCCGAGCGCGTGATGACGCTGGCGATCATGTATCGCTATCTGGATGCGCGCGGCCTTGCCTCCGAGGCGGCCTATCAGCAGTTCGACCTGCAGCGCCGCCAGGAGCTTGCCGGCGACAGCCCGCGCAGCACGCAGAGTTTTGCCGGCGCGGATTACTGGTGGGGCAGGCGGCCGGGCATTGTGGTTCCTGAGGGGGATTGGCGGGTATGACCCTAGTCGGGGATAACTGATGGCGTATATCGCGCCCATCCGCACGAGCCCGGTTCGCCCCCGGCCCCCGACCATGGGGACGGTGCAGATCCCCGCCTCGACACGCGGCCTCAACCTCCGCGACGGCATCGCAGCCATGAAGCCGGCGGACGCGCTGATCCTCGACAACATGTTTGCCGAGGCGACGTATCTTCGGGTCCGGGGCGGCACGCAGGTCCACGCGACCGGCATGAACGGTGCCGTACAGAGCGTCATGGAGTGGGCAGGCCCGGCAAGCCGCAAGCTGTTCGCCGCCACCCCAACCGACATCTACGACATCACTGTAGCGGGCGCTGTTGGCGCGCCTGCGGTCTCGACGCTGGGCTCCGGCTACTGGCAGACCACCATGGCAACCACGCCTGCCGGGTCGTATTTGGTGCTGGCAAACGGCGTCGATTCGGTCCGCAACTACGACGGCACGAGTTGGACGACCCCGGCTATCACCAACGTCACCAGTTCGACGCTCAATTTTCCCTGCCTGCACAAGTCGCGCCTGTGGTTCGTGCAGAACAACTCGACAAAGGCATGGTACCTGCCCACGGCCAGTATTGCCGGCGCCGCGGTATCGTTCGAGCTTGGCGAGTCCTTTACGGATGGCGGCAAGTTGATTGCCATTGGCGCGGTGAGCCGGGACGGGGGCTCTGGCTCCGACGACTATCTTGCCTTCGTGAGCAGCCACGGACAGGTCGTCGTCTACCAGGGCGACGATCCGGCCTCGGCCAATACGTGGGCGCTCGTCGGCGTCTACAACGGCGCGCCGCCGATCGGCAACCGCAGCACGGCCAACATCGGCGGGGACCTTGGCATCGTGACCGAGTCGGCGGTGGTCAGCACCCGGCAGTTGATGGCCGGTGGACAGGCCACGGCAACCCGCGAGGCGATCACCAACCGGATCGACCAAGGCATCCTCGAGGCGTTCGTTAGCTACGGCGCCCTCACGGGTTGGTCCATGGCCTGCTATCCGCGCTCGCGCCTGGCGCTGATCAACGTGCCGACCTCCTCCACCACGGCGTTTCAGTTCGTCGTGAACACCCAGACAGGCGCGTGGTGTACCTACGGCAAGAGCGCGTCGCCGCTCAACGCGACCTGCTGGGGTATCTTCAACGAGGACCCGTACTATGGCCGCAGCGACGGGACGGTTTACCGGGCAGAAAGCGGTTATTCCGACGGTACCGCCGGCATTACGTGGCAGGTGAAAACCAGCTTCCAGACGTACGGCCGGGCGGGTGGCGTCTCGCGCCTGACCATGATTCGGCCCCTGTTCACAGCGGGCGGGCAGGTCGTGCCAGCGATCCGCATGAATGTCGACTATCGCAACGACCAACCCATCTCGACCGATGCTTTCCCCATGCAGGCGGGCGCACAGGGCAGCGTCTGGGACTCGTCCGAATGGGACGTGGGCCTCTGGGGCGACAACGCTGCGCCCTATAACAACTGGTACGCGGCCACTGGCATCGGCACGACGGCCTCGGTTCACATGGGAGGCCAGACCAACGGGATTCAGGTCATCCTGAACGCATTTGATTTGAAATATGAGGTTGGTCAAAGGGTGGCGCTGTAATGGCGATCATCCCGATCTTCCAGCCGAGCGAGGAGCTTTTCCGACGGGCCTTGGATGCGGTCTTGACCGGAGCCGGGATGGACGGCGCGGGCGGCTTCACGTCGCTCAAGCTGGTCCCGATCACGACAGCCGCGAAAAACGCCCTGACCGATATCGAGGGACGGCTGGTCTACGACAGCGACCTCGACAAGCTCTGCGTCGGCACGGCCGGCGGATGGGAGACGGTGGACAGCGCATGAGCCGACACACGCTGCTTTTCGGATACGACGAACAGTTGCTCCCTTGGGTGGCCTCCCGTATCCCGTGGGTGACGGCAAGCCCCAGTATGCGGACTGTCGGCGTGGCTGACGGAGACACGGCAGACGCCAAGCTGTTGGCCGTCGCCGTCTATCACAACTTTATGGCCCCGCAGGAGATCGCTGGGGAGACTTGGTACAACTCGGTCGAGATGTCATTCGCGGCGGCATCGCCCCGCTTTGCCACGCGCCGCACCATCACTAACCTGTTGAAAATCCCGTTTGATCAGTTCAAAGTATCGCAAGTCTTAGTTTCCATTCCCTCCATCAACAAACACGCGATTGAGTTTGTGAAAGGGATCGGATTCACGCCTCGGGGCACGCTTTCCCGGTTCTACTCGCCAAGCGTGCACGCCTGCGTTTTCGGACTCCACCGAAATCAGTTCAAGAGCCGCGACTTCCTGAGAAGGAAGAAGCCGCTGGCGACAAGCAGGCCGTCCGCCCATGGGCAGCAAGAGTTCGTCCACACCGCAAGCGCCTGACCCCGCTTACGTCTCGCAGCAGCAGACGCAGAGCAACGTCAACACGGCGGTTGCCAACGGCTACCTGAACCGGGTCAACCAGTACGGCCCGCAGGGATCGAAGACCTATGACGTTGTGGGCGCAACGAATGTCGGCGGCGTGTCCGTTCCCCAGTGGAGCGAGACCACGAAGCTAAGCCCCGAACAACAGCGCATCTACGACAGCCAGACGCAGCTCACGCAGGGCACGTCGGATCTCGCCAACCAGTATGTCAGCCGCATCGGCGATGCCACGTCCAAGCCCTACAGCTACGACGGGCTGGCCCCGGCGCCGCAGTACAACGAGGAGTACCGCCAGCAGCAGCGCGACGCGATCATCCAGCGCAACCAGCCGCAGATGCAGCGCGACCAGGAGGCGCTGAACCAGCGTCTTGCCAATCAGGGGATTTCCCTTGGTTCCGAGGCGTGGCGGGCCGCACAGGACGACTACAGCCGGGCGCGCAACGACTTCAGGCTTGGCGCGGACATTCAGGCGGGCTCGTCGGCGGCCCAGCAGTACGGGCTTGAGGCGAACACCCGCGACCGCGCGATTCAGGAGATGACCGCGCTCCGGACGCAGCCGATCAACGAGGTTGCGACGCTGCTCGGCACCGGTAACGGCGTGCAGAGCCCTCAGTTCAGTCAGGTCGCGCAGACGCAGGTCGCGCCGACCGATGTAAGCGGCAACTACTGGAACGCCTATCAGGGGTCTCTTGCCCAGCAAAAAATGGCAATGGACCAGCAAAACGCCACCACGGGCGGCCTATTCGGCTTGGGTGGAACGGCGCTCGCGGCTGGTGCGAAATACGGCCTGCCGTTGCTGATGGCCGGCTCCGACATCCGCATGAAGGAGAACGTCCGCCGCGTCGGCTACACCGACGACGGGCAGCCGCTCTACTTCTTCACCTACAAGAACGACCCGAACACCCCACACGTCGGCCTGATGGCGCAGGACGTGGAAAAGCGCGATCCGGGCGCCGTGATCGAGATCGACGGCATGAAGTACGTGGATTACGGAAGGGCTCTGTCGTGAGCGCGTCAGTAGCGCACGACCGTCCCGCCGCCCACGGGCTGGTAGGTGGCTGGACCGTCCCCGCCGCTCACCATGCGGGCGTAGTTGCGACGCCATTCGGCGTCGATGTCCTCTCGGGCGCGGGCCATGACGAGATCGCCCTCGGCCTTGGTCATCTGACCGGCCGCGACGCGCTCGTTCACGACGT